CTTGCCATAGAAGTAATTGCGATAGCAGGTTTTAATGATCCAGTTACAAATATTATTTGTGTAGCTGAGTATGAACTACAGAAAAGGAGAGAGGGATGAGACTAGCGGTAGTGATAGATGTTGATGGTGACATCATGTACGTACCAGAGAATACACATGGGTTTGTGAACTTCCCCAAGCCCAAGCTATTCGATAACATGAAAGACGCACAGGAAGAATGTGACAAGTGGAACACAGGAGTAATAGTTGACTTCGATACAAACAGGTCTGTCGATAAGGTAAGTACCTACAATGACATCAGGCCATTTAGTTTTGATGAACGTCAACGAGCAAAGGAACGAAAGGAAATGAACAATGGTTAGCATGACACTCATAGAAGAAGTAGAGTTGCTTGCAGCAATGAAACGACACAAGTTAACTTTGGAAGAAGCGAAACAAGCTATGGCTGAATTTGCTAACAAGAAAGAGTTTGAGAAAACGCTTGACGATTACTACTCAAATGAGTTAGTAGTAGATGCAACACATGAAACCGTAACAGCCGACTATTAGGAGACACAATGAAACTGACCCTTGACGTAGAGAACACAGTGACAAAACGAAACGGCAAGCTACACCTTGACCCTTTCGAACCAATGAATACATTAGTCATGGTGGGTATGCTAGATGATCTTGGTAACGAAGACCTTGTAACATTCGATCACGCAGAGCAACAGCCCACGACAGAGGGGAGGACTATCGTCCAACTGAAACTGGATGAAGCCTCCCTTCTTATTATGCACAATGCCGCACACGATCTAGTGTGGCTATGGGAGTCAGGCTTTACCTATGAAGGTGAAATCTTTGATACCATGCTAGGTGAGTACATCCTACAACGTGGACAGAAAGAACCTCTGTCACTTGAAGCATGTGCAGAACGGTATGAGCTAGACACAAAGAAGCAGGACACAATGAAAGAGTGGCTCAAGGCAGGTAAGTCTGTACGTGACATGAACCACAAAGAATTGTCTTCCTATCTGTCAGCAGACCTACATGCCACACAAGAGTTGTACAACCACATTGATACAAAGCTACGCATGTATGAAGAACACATGCCATTGCAGAATACTGTCAAGCTGACTAACCAACTGGCTGTATATCTAGCTAAGATATATCAACGTGGGTTTGCAGTTGATATGGATGCACTAGAAAAAGTTAAAATAGATTATGAGCAAGAACGTGGACAACTTATACGTGAGCTAGAAGAACAGGTACGTGAACTGATGGGTGATCGCCCAATCAATCTGGCAAGCACAGAGCAATTATCATGGGTTGTGTACAGCCGTAAGCCGAAGGACAAAAAGTTCTGGTCAGAGTTATTCAATGAACGTATGGATGACCAAGACTATCGGTATCAGGTACGTAACAGTAGTGACGTGTTGTACAAACAAAAGGCCAAGCAATGTGATACATGTAATGGCAGTGGAAAAGTATGGAAGGTAAAGAAAGATGGAACAAAGTATGCTAGACCTAACAGATGTCCTACGTGTGATACTGTGGGGTACACTTTTACTGATACTAATCAGGTAGCAGGGTTAAAGTTCTCTGCACCTACAGCCAAGTGGGTGAGCCACAGTGGATTCTCCACTAGCAAAGACAACCTCGTATTCCTTGAGGGCATTGCACGTAGTAAAGGCATGACTGAAGCTGAGACATTCCTCAAGCGTGTACGTAGACTGAGTGCCGTAGAGACTTACCTGAGTAGCTTTGTTGAAGGCATATCCACACATACCAAGCTAGATGGTAGGCTACATGTACGATTGCTACAACACCGCACAGGTACAGGTAGACTGTCAGGGGCAGACCCTAACATGCAGAACATGCCACGTGGTGGTACATTCCCAGTGAAGCGTGTATTCAAGTCACGATGGGAAGGTGGACAGATCATGGAAGCTGACTTTGCACAGTTGGAGTTTCGTGTAGCTGCATTCCTGTCACAAGACAAGACTGCTATTGATGAGGTGACTACTGGCTTTGATGTACATAGTTATACAGCTAAAGTTATCTCTGATGCAGGGCAACCTATCTCACGTCAGGATGCTAAGTCACATACCTTTGCACCTCTGTACGGTGCTAGTGGGTTTGGACGTACAGAAGCAGAGGCTGCATACTACAAGCAGTTCACAAAGAAATACAGTGGCATAG